TGCGCTTCCGTTTTCTTAATCCGGTTGCTCCGATGTTGCCAAATTTCAATGCGTCTAGACCATATGATCAGGTTTATTCGCCATCGTGGGCTCCTCAGGGAGCAACTTTTACCGCAATTGAAGTTTTGCAGATGTTGGCAAATGCTGCTAAGTTGAAGGCTGCTGCTGGTGTGAAGGAAAGTATTGTTGGACGTAATCTTGCGGCCAGTGCTTTGAATGCTGTTCTTCCTTTGATGGATCCCATTGCTCCTGCTGTTGAAGCTCTTCCTGAAGTGTCAAAGCTTTATGAGAGTATTATATGGTGGGCAGGTATGGGAACTGTTGTTGCTGGAGGACTTACTATGCTTGGCATGATGATTTCGCATGCTGTTGCTGCTCGTAAACGTCGTTACGATGCTCAATATGGTCAACGCGAGCGTACCAATCGATTGGTCCCGCGTAAGAAGAAGCATGTTGTTGCTGATGCTGTTGCTACAGCTCAGGCCGGAACTAAAGATGATGCTTTCTTTAGTCGTCTTGACACTGGAACTGTTACCCTTGAGAAGGGTCGTGATTACGTTGGTGGTTTTATGATTGATTGTGAGCGGTTGTTGATGAATCGTCACTTTTTGTTGAACGAACAAGGTGAATTTGATTATGGTAAATACTTCAAGCTCTCTTATAAGTTTGGAGATGGTGAGATTGATGACATGCAAATGATTGATCCTGCGAGAATTACAGAGTTCACTAATGAGTTTGGCTTTGAAGATTTGATTTTGTTTAAGGTTACGACACCAATTCGTGGTGTGCGTAATTCTTGGTCTTTCTTACTTGATGAAGACCAAATGGTTCGTCCTGATTCGATTGTTGTTCGTTACGAGGCTGAGGGTACGCATACTGGAAGGTATAAGGGTACTATGACTCGTGCATACTATTCTGATAATAGTTGCAAAAATGGAAAGGTCATTAATGCCAGGGCTTGCATTTACCAAGTGCAGAATGAGCCTGGTTGTTGTGGAAATGTTGTTTATGCACTTTTGGATGGCCAATTGAAGATTATTGGCATTCACAATGCTGGAATGGGAAACAAAGGTTGTTTCATTCGTCTTGATAAAACGTTTATTCCGCAAGGAACTGATCGTCATTATCTAACCATTCAAAGTGGTGTTCGGGCTGGCTATTTCCGTGAAGATCTCATGACTGATGAGAAAGTCGAGGTTCCAGTTGGCAATACTGTTTCCATTGGGAAGCTCTTGAGGCCATTGAGTACCAATACGCGTTCTGATTTGAAGCGTACTTCTGTTTGTGACGATATTTTTCCATGTCGTGTTGCACCAACTAAGCTTGTTCCTTCAAAAGTTGCTATTGAGGAGGAAAAACATCTTCGTGTTCGTCGTCCATGGTCCTGCGCGCAGGTTGCGTTTGCTGAGGAAGTCTGTAAAAAGACCTACAATGTACGCTCCTCTGTTCCGCGTGGTATTATGAATTTCCACCAAGCTTTGAAGGATTTGGATATCTCAAAGTCAGTTGGTCCGCTTTTTCAACTAGATCATAAGACTCGAAAGGATCTCATGTATTTAGAAGGAGAGGAATGGGTTCCGACTTTTGAGCTACGTGGTCGTGTGTGTAAGCTTATTAGTGGTTTGTTGCGCAACGAGGTTCCATGTACTTTGATCAATCCAGATCTTAAGAGTGAGACGTTGAAGAAGGAGAAAATTGCTCTTGGTAAAGTTCGTACGTTTGAGAAGATGGACTTTGCGTGGTTGGTAGTTAGCCGGATGTTGACCGGTAATTACATGAATCACATGACGGAGAGTCAACAGGTTGTTCCTTCAGCTATTGGTATTAATGTTCAGTCGCAAGACTGGGATGAGTACTTTAGGGCTTTAAGGAACTTCGCTGATCCGAAGAACGCTTTTGAAGAGGACTTCAAGGAGTGGGAAGGTATTATGTTGTGGCCATGGTTTGAAATGGCTGGGCATGTAATGAATGATTGGTATGATAATGATTTGTGTGCGTCACAGCTTGACGAGATGGGTTTTGAAGGTACTACATCAATGGACGTTGAGCAAGCTCGTCTTAATTTGCTCTTTTCAACTTGCAATTGCTATGTGGTTATTGGTGATCGCATTTACTTCAAACAACAAGGGATGAATTCCGGGTCCTCGATTACTGCCGGAGTAAACAGCATTGTGCACCAGGGTATGGACGCTGCTTGTTTCAAGGAAATTTACCCTAATTCCTTACCATCTGATTATTTAGATAATGTTCGTCTAAAGGTGTATGGTGATGATGGAGTTGGCATTTGTACTGACAAAGTTGCCGATCATTTCACTATGACAGCCAAGGCTGAGATTTATGCGTCGCATGATATCGTGATGACAGACGCTCGAAAAAGTGTTGTTACTCCAGCCCATGTCCATCTTGACTCAACATCATTTCTTAAGGCAGAAACTTTCTACAATTCAGAGTTGTGCGCTTTTGTCCCGTATGTTTCTTTTCATACGCTTTGTGATCAGTTGTCCTATGTTCGTGACAATACTCCTGAGGGCATGGTTCAGGCTTGTAATTCAGCTTTGCGTTCAGCCTACTTTTATGGACGCACTCGGAACAATGGAATGCCGAATCCAGATTGGCGCTTTGCAGACGTACGCAAGTATTTTGCTAAGCACGTTGGGGATTTGGAGCATAAGTTGGTTTCGTTTGAAGAGTTGGATATGTCATACAAGATGCCAAAGTCTGAGTGCAGTGTTAAGCTTAACGCGCCAGGAAATAAGTATGGAGAGGAGATGCATGGATGGAATGCGCAGATGGGAAATGTTACTTCACAGAATACCACCTACAATGTTGCTGGGAGCAACAATGGTATTTCGGGTCCAAAGAGTACTGCGACAGCTGAGAATACTGCTACTGCTAGTGTCGCAACTGGTAAGGGTAGTCAGGCTGCTCTTAGTGAATCATCTGGTGGCAAGGGTGCTACAGATGGTTGGGTTTCACGTCATGGTGGAGCCGTCGGATATGCTGGTCCGAATTGTGAAGAGAATATGGATCAACCTAATTCTCAACAGCGAGCGCTAACAGTGACGACAGGGATGCTCCTTCGAGCTACCTTGGATGGTCCTGATGATGCGCAGAATCTTGGTGATGAGGCTGGTCATGATACGGGAGTGGTCCCGTCAGATTTCATGACAGCAGAGGCAGAGATGCAGATAATGGACTTGATTATGCGATTTTCTTATATGGATCAGGTTACGCTTTCGACTACAGCTGACACTGGCACTTTGATTGGTACGTATGATTTGAGTCCTTTTCAGATTATGGTGCCTAACTTGGCCGTTAGTGTTGGTTCATCGGTCCTAAACTTGAGTCCATTTGAGTTCATTACTTCTTTCTTTAAACGTTGGCGAGGTTCTTTCCGCTTTCGTTTTCAATTGGTTGCGCCGCGTGAGATGACGGGTAGATTGTACTTCGTTTTCGGTTACGGAGTTTTTGGAGCTGCGCCAACTTTCAATGATGCGCAGACAGGTCAATGTGTGGTGTGGGATTTCAATGCTGATGAGCGTGAAATTTATCTGAATGTTGATCCAGTTTCCATTCATGAGTGGTTGGTACCATACTATAGTCAGGTCAACAATGCTAGTGGTGTTAACACGTTCAATCTTGAGTCTTCTTACGGAACGTTGTGGGTTTATCAAGGATCTAAGTTGTCTGGTTCGGCCAATGCTTATAATACGGGTCCAGCATTATTGAGATGGATGGCAGGTGGCCATGACATTCAATATGAGCAGTTTCAACCACTGCCAAATCTTAGCCTTACAGCAGATGGGGTCATTGGTACCTTCAATAAGCA